GTTTACAACCTATAGAAAACAGTATAGACTGATTCTATAATAATATAAACTATGAGGCAGTACTATGAAGTTTAAAAAAATTACATCAGCTCTTATTGCAGTAGCTATTAATACAGCTGCGTTTGGCGCTCTTATCTATACGGGTCAAGAGCTTGCAGCTCAAGAAGTAGAAAAAGACTTTGTTGAGTATCAAGCACAAGAAATGAATTGCTTAGCTCTCAATATATACTTTGAGACTCACGCAGTATCATTAGTTGATGCAATGTCAGTCTCTGATGTTGTATTAAATAGAGTAATGAGTAAGCGCTTTCCTGATAGCGTATGTGACGTTGTTCATCAAGGTTTTAAACCAGGAAAGAAATCATGTCAATTTAGTTGGTATTGCGATGGTAAACACGATACACCTTATGATAATGACGCATGGGAAAAATCTCGTAAATATGCACGAGACATGTATCTTGGCAATCAATACCGAGGAATTACAGAAGGTGCAACACATTACCACGCGCATTGGATGAAAGCTTATTGGGCTCCATCCATGCATAGAGTAGCGCGTATGGGTTCTCATATATTCTACAGAGAAGATTAATATGATAATAATCAGAGCATATTACAACAAAGCGTGGGTGAATAAATACTTCACTTGCGCATTAGATGCACAAGAATATCGCGATTGGCTTGATGCTAGATACGCTCAAGTTCAATGGATAAATTACTAAGGAGAAAAATAATGTCAGATGAACGATACGTCGTAGCGACGGTTGTCTCTACTCATAGGATGCGCTATGCAATTCCAGTAAGTAAGATGGAAACCGAAGAAGGCGTCCCATTAAGTATGACAGAAGCGAGTGTCATTGAGTATGTTAATGACTCAGTCACATGCGAAGAAGTAAAAGAATTTTCCCAACATTTTCTTGGAGAGCAAATCATCGATACAATGATATTAGATGAAGAGCGAATTCTTAAACTTTTTGATAAAGATAACGAATATCTTTCGGAATGGACTCGAGAACAAAAACTTGAATTTATTGATAAATGGCAAGACAATTGGAAGAAAGGTGTCTGATAGGACTTATTCGCCGATATGTTGGGTTCTAATTGAAGTAATAGAAGAAGAAGGAACCCACTATCGAGTACTCGCTGGTTTTGAAGAAAAATTAAAACACGGCGACGATTGGAGAATAAGTAAAGATATAATTGGAGTTGAAGGAGATAAAGAAACATATACGTTTCATTGCTCGTCTGGTTCTCATTATCTCTGTCAAAAGAAAGAATACAATTTGTCTAGCCAAATTATGCATGTCTCAAGATCTTTATTAGATCAAAAAGGTGATAAATGTAAAGTATTGAAAGATACTAAAGACTGGCTAAATTATGAATGGAGTTATAAAAAATGAATATAGTCATTGCAGGATATGGATTTGTGGGAAAAGCTCACGCTCTTTGGTTAGAATACGAGCATAATGTTACGATCTATGATCCTGCAATGGGCTATGGTGATATTCACACACAATTTGATAACGCGGATGGAGTAATAATCTGCGTATCAACTCCAGAAGGAGAAAACGGTGAGTGTGATATGTCTAACGTATATAATGTCATAGAAAAATGTAACCCCGGTACTCCGATCTTAATTAAGTCAACTATAAGCCTAGAAGGTTGGCGCTTAATTAAGAGAGCATATCCTTACGAAAAGATAGCGTTCTCTCCAGAATATTTAAGAGCAGCTCACGCTATTGAAGATTTCAAATCAAACAATACTATGCAAATAGGAGGAGACTCAGAATTCTGGGTTAAAACATTTGCCTATTCAACAGTCACGATTATAAACGGATTTGATGTTGAAGAATTGATTATGATAAAATATTTAAGAAATTCATTTCTTGCTTGTAAAGTAGCTTTCTTTAATCAAGTCTATGATATGTGCGAAAATGCTGGTATCGATTATGAAACAGTAAGAAACGGAGTTGCTGCAGATAAACGCATAGGAGATAGCCATACAATTGTCACTGAAGATCGCGGTTACGGAGGCCATTGCTTTCCTAAAGATGTTGCAGCTATTATAGCTTCTGGTTACAAGTCTGGAACTGACCTGTCTATTTTAGCAGAAGTTCAAAGTTATAATGAAAGGCTAAAGCTTGTCGAATAAGATAGGAATAACCTTTAGCACGTTTGATTTGCTTCATGCAGGACATATCGCTATGTTACGCGAAGCTAAAACACAATGCGATTATTTGATGGTGGGATTGCAAATGGATCCTTCATCAGATCGTCCAGATAAGAATAACCCAGTACAATCTATTGTAGAAAGATACACGCAATTAAAGGGTGTACAATACGTCGATGAGATTATACCATACTCTTCAGAAAGAGATGTCGAAGATATATTGACATTATACCAGATAAATGTTAGAATATTAGGAGAAGAGTATAGAGATAAAGAGTTTACAGGTAAAGATATATGCCGTAAAAGAGATATAGATCTATATTTTAACAAGCGGGACCACAGATTTAGTTCCAGCGATTTAAGAAAGAGGGTATGTGAACATGATTGAAGAACAGTTAGAATTCGAATTCTATGATATATACGATACTACAGAAATTCGTAGAATTGATTCTAAAATGGAAATATTTTTACACGACTTGGCTCGTAGAGAAGATAATGAATTTATCCAGAGAATCGCAAATCGTTTTACTACTCTGTCTACAAAAGCTCATAGTCGTAAACATTGGACTGGGAGTGAATAGATGATTTATTGGACTTTATTCGTTATCACAACTTCATTGTCTGAACCAATGGATAAGAATTATACCATGATTTCAAGACACAATGACAGATGGGGTTGTGAAGTTTCGCTTTCTGAATTCAAAGAAATTTATCATGGTGACGGTATAGTCAAGTGTGATAAGACAGATCAATAGGAGATTATTATGTTTAAATTGTTTAAAACTCGAAACGATTATCTTGACGAAATAGACTATACAGAAGATGTTAGTATGTTTCCAAGCGTAGAAGCTGAAATCGATCACATGCCAACTGTGTTCGAGCAAGTCCTAGATAAGTGTGATGAAATAGAAGCCAAGCTAGATATATTACTGGAACGCGTTGGTAAATGAAAATACTGGGTGTAAGTGAAGGCTTTCATGATGCTGGAGCTACTCTAATCAAAGATGGTGAAATTTTATCTGCTAATCATTCTGAAAGAATTAGCAGAATCAAACACGATAAGTGGTTGCATTATACGCAGATTGAATACGCTGATAAAATTGCCTTCTTTGAAAAAGACTGGTTAAAACGAACACGTCAATGGTATGCTGGTCAACAAAGAAAGAAGTCAAGGATTAATTACGACATTTCGTTTTATCACCATGAATCTCACGCTGCTTCTGGTTTTTACACTTCAAAGTTCGACTCATGCAATATACTTGTTATCGATTCGATAGGTGAATGGGATACTGTTTCTATTTGGAAAGCATGGGTTAAGAACGGCAAACCTCGTATGGCCAAAATCAAATCATTTAAATATCCTTACTCAATAGGATTATTCTATTCTGCTGTTACTCAATATATAGGATTAAAACCTCAAGAAGATGAATATATAACGATGGGTATGGCAGCATACGGAGAGCCAATCCATTACGAAATTATGAGCGACCATTTAGAATATCACAATAATCATAAAGGAATACGTTACTTACCTTCTTGTTTTAGAAATGAAGACATAGCAGCATCAGCTCAAAGTGTTGTTGAAGATAAAATATTAGAATTAGTTAACGAGTATTGTCTACATGAAAACTTGATTATAAGTGGAGGAGTTGCTCTTAATTGTGTAGCTAACACTAAAGTAGCAGAGCTCGGCAAAAACATTTGGATTATGCCAAACCCCGGCGATTGCGGATCATCGTTAGGCGCTGCAGCATTGGCATATGGAAATAAACTAAACTGGATTGATCCATATCTTGGAACGGAGATTAAACGTGACCCCAAAATTAAAGAAATTGTTAACCATCTTATTGATTATTCCTATTGCGGCGTTGCGAATGGTCGTGCTGAGTTTGGCCCTCGTGCCCTTGGTAATCGTAGCCTTCTTGCTGATCCTAGACGAGATGTTAGAGATACTGTTAACGAAATTAAACGTAGACAAAAATTTCGACCCTTTGCGCCTTCAATCTTGGAAGAATTTGCTGATAAATACTTCGAAGGGCCAATGAATGAATACATGCAATTTGTTTCAAAAGCAAAGCATGACTACTCATCAGTAACTCACGTTGACGGAACAGCAAGAGTTCAAGTCGTAAAACAGAATTGTAAATCTATATTAAGGCCTATTCTTGAAGAATGGCATGAACAAACGGGATGCCCTATGTTATTAAACACGAGTCTTAATATTAAAGGGCAGCCTATGGTTGATACTTGGCAGCATGCTCTTGATTTTGAAAAAGAATATAAGGTTAAAGTTTTTTAATGGGTTTTATTTTAGCCAGCGGTTGTAGTTTTACAGATCCAAACTTTAAATCAGCAATTCACCCAGAATACGATACTTCGTATCCAAAATGGCCTGAGATTTTAGGAAAAATCTTAGATAAAAAAGTAATTAATCTTGCGAAGTCAGGTGTAAGTAACGATAAGATTTCAAATGATGTAGTACGAAAATTAATAAAAGACTTTGATATAATAGATTTGGTTTGTGTTGGTTGGACACAACCTGAAAGATACACCGTATGGGATCATTATAATCTAAACGCGTGTAATGTCAGAAATACAAAGAAGTCATTTGAAAACCTCCAAGATAATAAATCTAGAGATTTTTATGATTGGGTATGGAACGATTTATTAGATAAAAACGTATCTTTCAATCATAATCCTCTCAAAGTTATTAGAGATAATTTTTATAAGAATGTACTTTTAGTTCAAAACATATGTGAATTACTAAACATAGATTTGGTGCATGGTTTTGTATGCGGCAATCTTGAAATTAATAGGTTTAAGTGGTTAGAGAAACATTATGAAAAAGAGCTACAATACTCTGAAAGAGAATGGGTTAAAGTAATATCTGAGCCAAGCGAATTTTATGAAATAGAGGCAAGTAAATTCTTTGGCTATCCTATTTTAAAAGGTTTGGGCGGTTATACTTTATATGACGAACTAAACGATTATAGGATAAGTAAACAAGACGCACATCCCAATAAAGAAGGACACGAGTTCATTGCAGAAAAGTATTACGAAACGTATAAAAATTCTATTTCTTAAACTAAAATTCAAGTTTATGATTTGGAAAATGAGATTTAAAAAAGAAGAAATCGAAACCAGCAATGAAGAAAGATTCATTTATGAAGAAGATTAGATATATATTCGATGTTGACGGAACGCTTACTCCAAGCAGACAAAAAATGGATCCAGAGTTTAAAAAATTCTTCTTGCAATTTATAGAAGATAATAAAGTGTGGTTAGTAACAGGATCTGACTATGCTAAAACAAAGGAACAGTTAGGCTCAGACATAACTGAAAACGTAGTCACGTGTTATAATTGCAGTGGAAATGAAACTCGACATCGCGGTAAAATAGTAAACGCTTCAGGATGGAAGTTACCAGAAGAATGTAGAAGGTGGTTAAGCGATGAACTTATAAGATCTCCATTCGTTTTAAGAACTGGAAATCATTTAGAAGAAAGAAGAGGAACTTGTAACTTTAGTGTTGTAGGCAGGAACGCAACACTTGGTGAACGTAAATTATATATTAAATATGACGAGATAAATAACGAGCGCAGAGATATAGTAAACACTTTCAACTATGTTTTTGGCATCGAATCTTTAGGTATCTCGGCCGTAATTGGAGGCGAGACTGGAATAGATATATACCCAATAGGCAATGATAAATCACAAGTTCTTCAGGATTTTAACGAAGATGATAATATCCATTTCTTCGGAGATAAAATGGATAATGGTGGAAATGATTATCCTTTGGCAAAAATGAATAAATGTGGAACAAACCACCACGTAAAAAATTGGGAAGAAACATATAAGATTTTAAGAGAGGAACAGTAATGTTTACAGTAGAAATTGATTGGGACGAGACAGCGGTAACAGTATTAGATCAAAGCGGAGAACATGAAGATGTTCAATTTCTTTTATACGAAGACGCAGTCTATATTAGACAATTTGATAATGACTCAAACCGCCATACAGTTATTGAAATGTCACCCGATCAATTTCATGAATTAATGGCGGCAATGGATTTACCAGATGGCGCATACTTGTTAGGAGATAAAAATGATTAAAATCTACGGAACTCCAACTTGTGGCTTTTGTTTAAGAGCAAAGAAACTAGCAGAAAGACACGGATTAACTTACGAATATTTCGACGTTACATATTCAAAATATAGAGATCAAATGAATGAAGCTTTAGGATCTAAAACTGCTGAAACTGTACCTCAGATTTGGTGGTATGATAAACACATTGGCGGTTATCAAGAGTTCTCAGAAGAAATAGATAATACGAGAACTTATGGAGATGGCGGGTTTTAACCGTTTACATGCATGCTCAAATAGCTTATACTGATTCTAGAAACAAGGTATAGGACGAAAAAATGAACGCTCAAAACTTCTGGATCAAAACTGAATTAACAAACGTTGAAGCATTAATCGTAGAGTATAACGAATGTGCAGAAAGTTGCATAGAAGATCTTAAAGATGTATATTTGAGCGACTCAGCTGACTACCAGGCAGCTTTAGAAATGTTCCGTATGTCAGATGCAGAAAAGCTCGCAGCTCATGTTTCTGACTTAGATACGTGCTCACGTGACAATCTGGTAGTAGCATTTCAGAAAGATTGTGGTGACGAATTCGTTGAAGATATTCTTGGTTTTACTTTAAGATAAATTAGCTGTTTACAAGCCTGTTAAAAAGCCGTATACTGATTCTATAAGCTGAAACAAAGAAAGAAATAAAATGACACACACAATCACAAACTTAACTAACGGCGTAACTTATAAATCAGACATCGTTGCTTCATTTGAAAAAGCAATCGTTAGTGAAGAAAACCTTGAGCAAGGTTATGGTTCAACCGGCTTTTGGAACTATGTTTCAGCAGACATGCATATGGATCTTAGCACGTGGTACGCAGCAACATTGATCGACGAAGCTTTCGATTACATGGTCGACTTGCATGATGAAGATCGTGCTGCTGAAATCAATATGTTGGAGTTTGTATAATGCGTATTAAAGGTGCAATGACTGTTTTAAATAAGCAGTGTGATTTTTTAGGAATGAACTTTGAGCAACTTATCGAGTTCATAGAACGTGCTCCATTAGCACAAAATAATGCTACTATTCAAGCGTATAAGGTTTATAAGCTTGATAGTAGAAGTAGGAGATAAAATGAAAGTAACTATGGTCGATCCACCTTCAGGGTGGAAATATGGTTTTCCAAAAGCGTTACCGAATCCCTTGCCTCAGCCATGGAGTTTAGCTCTGTGGCTGATCTCAGAAGGTTATCCAGAAATAGAACTAACGAGATTTGGCGATTTCTTTCTATACGTAAGACAATGGGAACAAGATGATGACAGAGAATGATCCTTATAAAGATGTAACTCGAGTTGAAGTCATAGATAACAACGGAAGAGTTTACGCAAAGCATTCAGTTGAACGTGTTTGGCTTTCAGAGCAAGACGATGGTCGAACTCTGAAAGTTTTTGTTACGTTTGAAGAACAAGAGGAGATTTGCATTGATTGAGGTATGGACATTAGTGTTTATCAATATAATGTTTAACGCTAGTTCGGGTTATCAAGAACCGATTATCGAAGGATATTGGAAATACGATACTATGATTGAATGTTTTCAAGCTCGTTCTGTATTAGGATTTGAATACACTGGAAACCCTGGACATTTTCCTGAAGGAACTCAAGCTGTATGTATCAGACAAATGATGGAACCAGCATAAATAACTTCATAGCATTATGGAGAATATTATGTGGTACTACAAGGGTGCAGAGTTTACTTCCGAGATGATTGAAGATTACATAGGATTTTTATATGTGATTACCGATAGATCTAACGATAAGAAATATGTAGGAAAGAAATTGCTTAAATCTACAAGGCGACTTCCTCCTCTAAAGGGTAAAACGCGTAAAAGAAAAAAAGTAGTCGAATCAGACTGGAAAAAATACTATGGATCATCAGATGAAGTCAAAATGATGGTCGAAGAAAAAGGAGAAGATAATTTCCACAGAGAGATAATTACTCTCTGTATGACAAAAGGTGAGCTTGGCTATCTAGAAGCTAAGTACCAATTCGATCATAATGTTTTATTACGAGATGACTACTACAACGGTATTATTCAATGCCGCATCCATAAGAATCATGTGAAAGGATTGACATTTTTATTAGAATGATGTATAATATTATTAGACTGTGAAACCTTGGAGAAATTAAATGATCATCACACGCACATCAGCATACTCTGGAAAAGAACATAAAAGAAACATCGCATTAGATCCTAATGACTGGGTTCTATACCAAAAAGGATACGGTAACATAAACGAAATGATGCCTTATCTTACAGATCAAGATCGTGAATTTATTTTGTCTGGCATGATCCCACAAGAGTGGAAAGAAGCTTGCGCAGAAATTAATAATATAGTTGAGGACACGATTGCATGATAATACTTTTTAACGGCCCACCCAGCGCTGGGAAAGATTGCGCTGCAGATTATTTTAAACACGGTAAAGGTTGGAAACACCTTTCTTTTAAATATCAATTATATAAAGAAACTTGCAAATATTTTGATTGTAGATACGATTGGTTTATGGATCGTTATGATGATCGTTCTGTAAAAGAAGTTCCTCATATCGATTTAGGCCACATGTCATGTCGCGAGGCAATGATCTATGTTTCAGAAAAAGTAATTAAACCGAGACGTGGGTTAGATTATTTTGGTAAACAAGTGGCTGATGAAATTGACTTAAATAAGAACTACGCTATCTCTGATGGTGGATTTGTAGATGAGCTAATACCTGTTATAAATAAAGTTGGATCTAAAAATTTTATCTTAGTTCAACTTACAAGAGAAGGATGTGATTATTCTTCTGACTCTCGTAGATACTTTGATGGCAATGTAGTTCAAGAACATATTATAGGTCATATCACAGAAATTAATAATAAATACGTATTACCTCATAAGTTTGATGTAGTAACGCATAGAATACACAATAACGGAACAGTTCATGATTTCGAAACTGCGTTAGAAGACATATATCGAAAGGAATTTAATGGAGGAACGAGAACGAGCTACGAAGCCCAAAAAAGCAAAGCAGCCAATATTTTACGAGAACCCGTACGATATTGAAACGTTTATCGAAGGTTGTACTATAGCAGCCAAACAGAACAGAGAGTTTCAGTTTATAGATAGAGTAATAACGCATATGAGAATAGATCCTCTTCAAGAAGTTTCTACTGTCGTATTTAATGTTTTGACTAAAGATCTAGAACTAATGAAATTTGAAGAAAGAAAGTATTGACATTTTTAAGTTTGCAGTTTAGATTAGGCTTACAACTTAAAATGAAAAGGAACTAAATTATGGATAAAGATACAATCTTGACAGCACTACGTGCTGGAATCGTTAATATCACTTTTACAAAAGTAAATGGTGATAAGCGAGAAATGCGTTGCACGCTTGAGGCTTCAAAACTACCTCCTCAAAAGCCTGTAGACGAAACATCAATCAAACCAAAACGTAAAGTAAACCCAGACGTAGTTGCTGTGTTCGACCTCGATAACGAAGGTTGGCGCTCATTTCGTTGGGATAGCATTACGGAATTTAATACCGGAGCATAATACATGAGTATGATTTATAAAGGTCAGGTCGTAGAGTCTGAGCAATCAAAAAATTCTAGTGGTGGCACAGAAATGATGCGACAACGTGTAATCGATAACGTGGACTCTAATCTATTGGCAAATGTAGCGATACATTTTTCACGTCCTCGTGATATACCAACAGACGTAGGCCTTAATATTTTGTACTGTCATGATCTTGCTGAAGATCCTGAAAATAAAATCTTATTAAACGGCGGATGGAATAAATTTGATCATTTTGTTTTTGTAACACAATGGCAAAGAGATCAATATATCGGAGCATATGATATACCTTATGCTATGTGCTCCGTAATTCCAAACGCTGTTGAAAAGAACTTTGTTGTACCTGAAAATAATGATCATCAAGGTAAAATTAAATTCATCTATCATACTACTCCTCACCGAGGTTTAGAACTGGTATATCCAATCATTGATCAGTTATCTAAAGAGTATAATGATATTCATCTTGATGTATATTCTTCGTTTGCTATTTACGGCTGGGCTCATAGAGATGAGCCATATGTAGATTTGTTTACTAGAATACATAATCACCCTAATATGACTTATCATGGTTCTGTTCCAAATGCTCAAGTGTTAGCTGCATTAGATAAAGCAGATATATTCTTGTATCCAAACATTTGGAAAGAAACTTCATGTATCGCGCTGATCGAAGCTATTAAAAGCGGAGTATTGTGCATTCATCCAAATTATGGCGCTTTAACAGAAACAAGTGGTGGAGCAACGATTTCATATGACTACACAGAAGATCCGCAAGATCATGCGAACGTGGCATATTCAGTTACAAAACAGGTTATCGAAACACACAAAGCAGATAATCAATTCTTTAAGAAGTTTACTACGAGTGATAGAGCCTTCTTAACCCGCAATACAATTGACATATTCCAAAATCGTTGGAATAAACTTATAAGTGAACTAAATGAGCAAAGATAATATCATATCATTTCCAAAAGACAAACTGCTAACTCCACCGCAAAATGCACAGGAGTTAGCAGATTCAGTAAAAGAATTTAAACTTGGTCATGCAGATCAAATTTCTGAAGCTCTTTGGCAATACGTTTTAACTGAAATGATAAGATCAGGTGTAGTTTTCGAACAAGACACTATGAAATATTTTCCAGCCATGGTTCTTATTCTTGAGTCAATTAAATCTCTTCACTTACTAACAAACTCAATACATCATCCTTTACAAGACTTCGCTAGTGACTCAATCGATATAGAAGCGTTTGAAGAAGAACTGAAAGATGTTGTTGACATTTCTGATGATGAAGAGTAATATATAATTTATACAATGTAAAAATGAGAAAATAAAATGGCTATACTAATAGACTACAATCAGGTTATCTTAGCCTCGTTATTCGCGAGTATCGGTAATCATACAAACATAGAGATAGATGAGAATATCATCCGTCATATGTTCCTTAATTCTTTACGACAGAACCGCAAGAAATTCAATGAAGAATACGGCGAAATCGTAATCTGCGCGGATGGAAAAAACACGTGGAGAAAAGAAGCTTACCCTTATTACAAAGCGAATCGTAAAACGAGTCGTGATAAATCCGATCTTGATTGGACTAATCTATTTAATATTATGAATACAGTAAGAGAAGAACTTAAAGATTACTTCCCTTATAAAGTAATACATATTGATAGATGTGAAGCTGATGATATCATCGGTACAATCATTCATGATAATGGAACTGAACTTAATATGGGTGCTGAAAAATTCTTAATATTATCAGCAGATAAAGATTTTATTCAATTGCAAACATATGCTAATGTTAAGCAATATGATCCAATTCGTAAGCGTTGGCTTGATAATCCAGATCCTTCTGGTTACTTAGAAGAGCATATTATTAAAGGCGATTCAGGAGATGGAGTACCAAATATTCTGTCAGCAGATAATTGCTTAGCAATTCGTGAGCGCCAGAAAGCTATGACACAAAAGAGATTAGCTTTATATAAAGGTACTACTGAAAATATGGATGAAGAGACTTTACGTCGTTATCATAGAAATAAGATGATGATTGATCTCACAGAAATCCCTCAGAAGTATAAAGATCAAATTCGTTCAGAATTCGACAAAGAAAAAGAAGTTGGTCGTTCACAACTATTTAACTTCTTTATTAAAAAGAAACTTAAAAACTTAGTTACAGATATACAGGATTTTTAATATGGCAGTAAGAATATCAATTTCGGAAATTTGTGCAAAGTGTGACTCTCTTGGTCGTGCAGAAAAGGTTGAATGGTTAAAGCAAAACGACTCAGGTCCGCTTAGAACTATTCTAAAGAATATATATGATAAGAACGTTGAATTTTTGATACCCGACACTCCTCCGCCTTGGGAGAAAAACGAATACGAAGACGAAGCAAAAGCTTTACTATTTAGAGAAGCTCGTCGTCTTAAGATATTCATTAAAGGCGGAGGGTATGATCAGCTTAATCAAATAAAACGCGAAGCTTTGTTTATATCATTACTTGAAGATATAGATAACGATGATGCCGAGTTATTGGCAAATAATATGATCTCAAAAAAGTCTATCAAAGGACTTACCAAATCCTGTGTTATGGAAGCATTTCCAAACCTAATAGAAGAATAATGAAAAATGGCTAAAACTTTTAAAAAATTTCGAGAAGAATACGATGAATGGGGTTTAGATGAAGACAACTCTGTTTCAGCGAAAGAAGAACGAATGAAAAATCGTAGAGATAGAAAACGAAATAAGCGACAAGAAAAATTAGCTAATTTCGATGAAAAAGACGATAAAAAAAGAAAATAGCCGTTTACATCTATACCCACACAGGTTATTCTGATTCTAGATAAACAAATCAAGATAAGGAATATAAAAATGGGTACTTCAGCGATGATCGGTAAAATAATGCCAGACGGTTCAGTAACGGCAACTTACTGCCATTACGATGGCTACGTTTCTTACATGGGCCGTCTTCTATCTCAGTCATATAATACTCCTGAACTTGCAAAAACAGTTGCAGAAACAGGTTATTTGTCGTCATTAACCGAAGATTTAGAGTCTTCAAAAGAACGCGCAGTACATAAAAATCCTCCTGTAGAATACAATAAAGCAGAAACTTTCTTAAAGTGCGGCGACAATCGCGAAGGTGCAAACTATCTTTACCTTTTTGACGGACAAGATTGGTTGGTATCATCTACTCAGTTTCGTGGAAGAGATCGTTTTTGGACACTTGTATCAGATGTTCTTAAAAAAAGTGCGTAATAACTGTTTACACTGGTTTAGAATCAGTGTAGACTTAACTTATAAACAAACTTAACACAGGAAAAAACAAAATGGCTACTACAATTACAAAATTCGATCGTTCAACACTTCGTAACTTGCGTGACGAAATGCAAGCTTTGCTTGAGTCATACGGCGTTCAAACAAACCTAGAATTTAATGTAGGAAACATGAGCTTTTCAGAAGCAGAAGTAAACATCAAAGTTGCAGCTAAAGTAAAAGGCGCAACTACACAAGTTGATCGTATCTTACAAATGGAAGCAGATCGTTTAGGTCTTGTTATGGAAAATGCACAAGGCGAAAAGTTAGTTTCTTATAAGACACGAGCACGCAAAACGCCTTTCATCTATTCAACACCAGATGGAAAAATGTATAGAACTGACGAGCGTGGCGCTCAAATGAGATTTTCAGCATAAAAGGAATATAAATGAAAATTGACGAAAAATTAATATTAGTTGATTGTGATGGGGTACTGCTAGATTGGCAGTACTCCTTTTACAATTGGATGGCTAAACGTGGACATCATCCGATCCTCGAAGATCAATATGATATGGGCAAAACATTCGATATGCCCTATTCAAAAGCAAAAGAAATGTGTGAATACTTCAATTGTTCAGCAGCAATAGGTTGGTTAACACCTTTTCGAGACGCAAAGAAATATGTACGAAAGTTACATGAAGATCATGGTTTCATATTTCATTGTATTACTTCTCTATCTACAGATAAATACGCTGGTAAACTACGCAAAAAGAATCTTGAAGCAATCTTTGGTAAAAAGGTTTTTGAAGAAGTAATTTGTTTAGAATGTGGTGGAGATAAAGACGAAGCTTTAAAACCTTACCGTGATACCGGCTGTTTTTGGGTAGAAGATAAACCCGAAAATGCTGATTTAGGTTTAGAATTAGGCTTAAACTCTGTATTAATCCAGCATGATCATAATAAAAATTATGACGGAAACGCAATTAAAGTTGCCAATTGGCGCGAGATTTATGAACTGATATTATAAATATAAACATGGAAGGAAACGTATTGCCCAGCTATACTTTTAAAAATATTGACACAAATGAAATTTTTGACTCGATCATGACAATGGCCGAGAGGGAAACTTTCCTTACAGAAAACCCGCAAATCAAACAACAAATTGGAAAGCCACCGTCTATCGGTGACTCCGTTCGTTTGGGCCTTAGAAAGCCAGACGACGGTTTTCGTGATGTATTACGCAACGTTCAACATCATCATAAAAAGGATAATATCAATACATGGTAGAATCCTTATAGGAGGTTTCATGGCAAAACAGCGCAGACTATCCCGCAAAGAAAAACGCAGACAAGAAAGAGAGAAAGATCATTTAATGGGCATCTTAAACAATAAGTTTTCGATGCGAAAGATAAATCCTCTCACACCATCACAGGGTGATTTATTCGAGTCTTATTATCAAGGATACAATCTCGCAGCCATCGGAACAGCAGGTACAGGTAAAACAATGTGCGCTACTTTTTTAGCGTTACAAGATGTACTACAGAAAGGAGAGTATGAAAAGGTCGTCATTATAAGATCTGCAGTTCAGACAAGAGAGCAAGGTTTTATGCCAGGTTCTCAGGCACAGAAAGAGGCGGTATTTGAAGCACCATATACCGATATCGTAAATGACTTATTCGAAAGAAAGGATGCTTATCAACTATTAAAACAAAAAGGTATGATCGAGTTTAAGACTTCATCGTTTGTAAGAGGACTCACATTTGATAACGCAATCATCATTGTAGATGAATGCCAATCAATGACATACCACGAACTTGATAGTATAATTACACGAGTTGGAGAATCATCAAAAATCTTATTTTGTGGAGACACGAAACAAGATGATCTACAACAATCAAGAAATAGAAATGATGTAACTGGCTTGCATGACTTTATTAAAGTTTTAATGGCAATTCCATCATTTGACGTAATTAGATTTGGCATAAGTGACATCGTACGCTCTGGATTAGTAAAGGAATATATTATGGCGAAAGAAAGGTTATTAGAGGTAGCATAATGCCATCAGTAATAAGGAAAGGTATAGACTCGCATATAGGTCATGCGTCACCTACGCCCAGCCCTTTTCATAAATCAAAATACAATGTCGCAGGACAAGGCAAGGTTACCGCAGAAGGTGGCCTTGTCGTTACTACTGCAGGATCCACATCTTGTGGTGATGATGCCGTAGGTGGTTCATCGAAAGTGACAGCAGGAGGATACCCAGTACATAGAACTGGTGACGCAACAAGTGGTCATGGTTCTTGGGTTGCAAATGCTGCATCTTCGGGTTCGACAAAGGTAACAGCCGGCGGATAAATAGGATTATGGCAAATCCTGATTACGCAACATTATTATCCTTAATAGCCGCAGAGAGCGATCCTGCGGCTAAAGCTATTTTAGAAGCACAATGTTATGTGTTTAATGAAGAGCTAACTGAAGCTGAGAGAGAATTATTTGAATTCCACGCATTTGAACATACAGAAGATAATCCAGGTTATGTAGACGGCTCATACCAAGCGCCAGGTCTTTACGTTCTCGAAGGCTATGTTCTTGAGGGTTATATAAATACACAGAGCGAGTTAGAAACAGGATTATATGTGGTAGCAGGATATGTTATCGACAATTATATAAATACACCAAACGAACAGAATATTGGCAATAATCCTAGCGGTTGGACCGCTTATGTAGGTCAATACTATAGCGAAAACGGGGAAGTATCATAATGGCTATTACAAAAAGAGGCGATAAAGGTTCATCGTTAACCTATCAAGAAATGGATGATAACTTCGAAGCTATCGCACCTCGAACATCTTCAGATGGCGCAATCCAAATTCCCTCTGGTGGTACAGCACAGAGACCTTCTCCTGGTGCTGAAGGTCAATTACGATTTAATACAGCTTCAAAACTATTTGAAGGTTTTCAAGGTACAGTTTGGACGGGATTAGGATCAGGCGGCGGAGGCGGAGGTGGCGTGCCAGGATCGCAGGGTGTTCAAGGATTTACTGGCGCTGGAATTCAGGGTACTACTGGATTGGGCCTTCAAGGTGCCGCTGGTACAGATGGAGCAGATGCAGCTCAAGGAATTCAAGGATTTACTGGTGAAGGTGTTCAAGGGCCTGCTGGTAGTTCTCAAGGTACTCAAGGATTATTAGGAGTTGGGCTTCAAGGTGCAGCCGGCACAATCGGTAATGATGGTCCTATAGGTCCAACTGGTATTCAAGGTTTACAAGGTTTTAAAGGCGATGACGGTGATGCAGGCGGTGACGGGCCTCAAGGAACAACAGGAATTGGTGTTCAGGGTTTACAAGGCCAAGCAGGCACTGTTCAAGGTTTGCAGGGTACAACGGGAATTGGTGTTGATGGTCAACCTGGCCAAACTGGTCCGCAAGGTACTACTGGAACTGGTATTCAGGGCTTACAGGGTACAACAGGCGATACCGGTCCTTCTGGTTTTGGATCTCAAGGTATTCAAGGTGTTCAGGGGGATGTAGGCCAAGATGGTGTTGATGGCGGAGCTGGTACTCAAGGAACGATTGGTTTGCAGGGTATTCAAGGCGAAAATGGATTTCAAGGATTTCAGGGTATATTAGGTTTACAAGGCCAAACAGGAGCAGGTAACCAAGGTACACAGGGTACAGAAGGTTTTGGTGGAACTGGTGCTCAAGGTTTACAAGGTTTTACTGGTGCTGGTACAGCTGGAATTGATGGAGATGACGGCCAAGATGGATCGCAAGGTACTCAAGGTTTCCAAGGGGCTGCAGGCCAAGATGGAGTAAGCGTTCAAGGCTTTACTGGTACTCAAGGATTAACTGGAATAGGTGTTCAAGGACCAGCTGGTTCCGTTCAAGGTTTACAGGGCACTGAAGGTAATTCTACTCAAGGTACACAAGGTTTAATCGGTGTAGGTGTTCAAGGCGCAGCTGGTTCCACTCAAGGTTTACAGGGTCTACAAGGAAACGATGCTCAACAGGGTGTACAAGGTATTGAAGGTAGCCTCGGTAATCAAGGCGATCGAGGTATTCAAGGCTTTACTGGTATAAACGGAACTAACGGTGTAGCAGGACCTCAAGGTACTCAGGGCGTGCAAGGTTTACAAGGTTTACAAGGCATAACCGGTATTGGTATTCAAGGTACTGCTGGAGAACTTCAGGGTGTACAAGGTTTACTCGGTACTTCAGGATCTACAGGCGCGCAAGGAATTCAGGGTTTAGACGGGCCAATTGGTGCTATATCAAATCTCGTAGAAGATACAACACCACAACTTGGTGGTGTTTTAGATTTAAACGGTTGGCAAATTACTCACGCAGGAGACATCGTTCTTAATCCAACATCAACTAACGGTCATGTCGGTATTAGTAGCACTACAGCTACTGGCGGTAAAATTATGCTTAATCATGATCAAACCGGAACTCCAGCAACATCAGCAACTAACCACTCATATATTACCGTTAATAGAGGAACAAGCACAGATGTTTCTATGCGTTGGAACGAAGTTGATGATAAGTGGCAGTTTACTAACGACGGATCAACTTACTATGATTTTGTAACTGCAGATACCGATACCGGTATATTAAACGTTATTGAAGATACAACACCACAGCTTGGCGGTGATTTAGACGTTAATTCTAATAAAATTACTGCGATTGGTACATATGGCGAAATACCAATAGAAGTTAATATCAACTCAGTTGCTACAGAAATCGTAAAATTCGGATATGATCCAGTTAATCCTACGACACCCGTCGCAGCTCGTTATGGTACAACATTTACAGATAAAGTGTGGATTGACGCAAATCAAAACCAACAATTCGATCTTTATGATGTTGTAACAGATACGGCAGATATAACAAGCGATGCTGGTATTTACATGAACTTCAAAGCAATTGATGGTACATCAAACGAACAAATAAGAGCTTCGCTTTATCACCAAAATGGTTCACTTAAAATAGAATCTTTTGATCAAGACGCTGCAAGTCCTATAACTAATTATCTTCAGCTCGTGTTAACCCCAACAATTTCAAATTCTGCCTTTAAACTTACGAGTGTTGTTAACTCAGTTGCAACCAATTACAATATCGTTTCAGAATATAACGCTGATGCTATAATTGCGGCAAAGACAGATTACTTCTCTAATCCTATTAGATTTTATTCTCGAACAACTGCAGAAATAGCTGCTCTAACTGGTATGACAGATGGAGATATGGTTTGGAACTCAACTACAGATAAAATCAATACTTATGATGGTTCTGCTTGGGGTGAAGTCGGAGGCGGTGGTGGTGGTGCTGACCTTTACTCAGCTAACGAGTCTAGTCCTACAGCACAACCTAGTGCGACAGGCACAAATGCTATTGCTATAGGTGATAGTGCAATAAGTTCAAGCGCAGACGGAATTGCTATTGGTCTTGGTGCTACTCACACAACAGTTCATGGTACTTCAAAAGCATTAGCCATTGGTGCTAATACAGTAGCAGACTATTATGGAACTGCTATCGGAGCAGGTACTCCGAGTGATAAAACTACAGCTTCTGGAAACTCATCTCTAGCTATAGGCTATACTGCCAAGTCAACAGGAACTTTAGCAACAGCAATTGGTAAAAGTCGAGCCTCTGGAGTATATAGCTTTGCGGCGAGTATAAATAACAATACCACAACTTATGGTGCAACAGGTACTACTAGCATTGCGATGGGTCAATTCGCAAAAGCTGGAAGCAGTGGTACAGCTATCGGAAGCGCATTTGCTTATGCTAATGGCTCTCAATCTGTAGCTATTGGACGTAATGTATATGCCAATCACCAATCTTCTATGGCGTTAGGATATGGCTCAATATCTGATGTTCAAGGTAAATTTGTTTACGCAGGGTACACAAATGCTAGTAATGGCGACAGCCAGTTTGGTTTATGCACATTAAGGATTTCTACCACGGATGCTACAGAAACAACCATGAGAACTGCGAGTCCAACTTCTGGTGTTATAGCAACAACCCAAATGACTCTACCAAATAACTCAGCTCACACATTCTCTGGTACAATAGTTGCAAGAGAAAAAGCATCTGAAGGTACAGATGTGGGTGCTTGGGAAGTCAAAGGTATCATACGAAGAGAAGCTACCGCAGGGACAACAGTTTTAGTTAACTCAGTTATCAACGAACTTAATGTTCCTACAGGGTGGGCAGTATCTCTTACTGCTGACACAACACTCGGATGCTTAAAACTTGCGGTTACAGGCGTAGCATCAACAAATATCAGGTGGGTAGCCACTATACAAACATCGGAGGTTACATACGCATAATGGGGTCAATTAACTTAAAACATACAGGTGCAGGTGGAGCAATTACTCTCAGCTCAGATGGAACAAGTTTACTTTTAGATGGTTCAGCTGTTGGTGGAGGTGGTGGTGATTTAATTGCTTCTACCTCTTTTCCATCAACAGGTTTTACTTTAACAAATTCAGATAAAGGTAAATACTACCACATGACAGGTAGTAACCAAACAGTAACTTTACCTGCTAGTTCTGCTATTAGTGCAGGTTGGTATGTGTTTTTAAGCCTTGACAAAAATGCGGTTTATCGTTTAGATATAGCAGTTGCTTCAGGAGATTCTTGGTATAATGGAGAAATTAGCACTTATTCTATATATTCAGGAAACACAGTACTAGTAGTTTATCGAGGCAGTGGAGAATGGGGGTTAATCGGAAACGATTATTACATGGCTACTTCTGCTTATGGCAGTGGTAGTCGGCCTACTTCTAATGGTGCTAGGGCAGTAGCAATCGGTGCATCAGCGGTTGCTGTTGGAAACTATACTTACGCCTTTGGTAAAGATTCATATGCTACGGGTCTGTATGCAACAGCTATGACCCGTTCACGTGCTAGTGCAGCTAGCGCCTTTGCAGCCGCTATTGATACAAATTCAAGCAGCTACGGTGCTAGTGGTGCTAATAGTATTGCGATAGGGAAAAATGCAAAAGCTACTACAGGTAATGCAGTAGCGATAGGGTCAAGAGCTACTGCATCTGCATCAGCTTCAATGTCTTTTTCTACGAGTTACGCTAATTATGGAAATGTTTCTTCTGCCGCTAATGCAATTACAATGGGAGATGGCAATGCAGCTTCCGCTACATCAGCAATAGCTACTGGATATGGAGCTAATTCTGCCGTCCAAGGTAAACATGCTCATGCAAATGGAAGTTTTGGTGATGGTAATGCGGAAGGAAGTGCGCAAAGAGGGACATTTGTACTAAGGTGTGATACTACAGATGCAACAGCAGAGGCACTGAGAACAAATACTGGTGCAGCTGCTACTGCCAATCAGATTACTTTACCTAACAACTCTTGTTATGGATTTACAGGCACAATAATTGCTCGTGAAGATAGCTCAAGCACAAACGACTTTGCTGTATGGGAAATTAAAGGTGGAGCAGTTAGAGCGGCTAGTGCTGCTACAACAGCACTTGGTACTTACAACATTAATAAGATTAGTGAAAGCGCAGGCGCAGCTAACTGGAGCATAGCTCTTTCAGCAGACACTACTAACGGTGCTGTCGCGATAACAGTAACTGGAGAAGCCTCTCACAATATTAGGTGGGTAGCAACAGTTAACACAACAGAGGTAATTTACTAATGGGATCAATTAATTTAGACAACACAGGATCAGGCGGAGCAATAACCCTTAGTTCTGACGGAACAAGTTTACTTTTAGATGGGTCAGCTGTAGGCGGTGGTGGCGGAGGAGTAACTGGTTTTACATCAGCAGACAATACCTCAAGTCCAAACGACACCGTAAACATAGCCAGTTTAAGTGTAAATAGTAGTAGTACAAACGCAGGTGCAGCTATTGTTACTAAAGGAACTGGTGCATTTATGTTGGGAATTCCAGACAGTGGAACAACTGGAGGAAATGTTAGAGGTGCTAGTGCTGTTGATTTAGGAATATATAGAACGAATGCAATCCAAGTAGCGTCAGGTACAGAATCTATACTACTAGGTAATCGCATGAGAGCAAGCGGAACAGAAGCAATTGCTATAGGAAAAAATAGCTATGCAAACGGGACTAGATCAATGGCCATTGGTTATGATTCTAATACCTCTTCTTCCGATAGCATTAATATGATGGCTGGCGGGTCTGGCATGCCAGGTCAATACGGTATTGTGATAGGACCAGGTAGCAAGTCTGGGAGTAGAGGATGCAGTGTAAATAGAGGACGAGCTACAACCAGTCACGCTTTTGCTAGAGGCGGCTATGCTCAAGCATTACAGACAGCATATTGTGAGTATTGGGGCAAAACAACAGATGCGACTACTGCCACAATATCCTCAGAAGGACTTAACCAAAGCGATACTCAAGCCCATTACTTATCAATGGTTCCAGACGGGTTGTATTTTTATCAGCAACAATTTTGTTATATGTCAGCTAAAGTTATAGCAAATGATGATACAAATAGCTTACTAAGAGTATGGGAATTAAGCGCTGCTTTTAGAATTGCTGATGACGGTACTGTGACACAAGTAGGAACAACTACGAAAACTGTAATACACAGTGAAGGATCAGCACTTAATACAACAGACATTGATACTTCAATTACAAATCAATATCTTAAATTAGATGTAACTGGAGTTGCATCAACCAATATTCACTGGACAGCGTGGATTAAACTTCATATGAATAGGTACGCATAATGGCACTACAAAAAGAATTAACCGCAGATGAAACAAATGTCGGAATGGCGGCTTCCGAAGCTTACTTAAAAATTGCAAGCTTATCTGTAATTGAAAATTTTGTAACTATAAATGTTGATGGATACGGTTCGGCTGCGGCTAGGACAAATAACTCGCATCCGATATTTCATCATCAATATCACGCAGAATTACCAACAATAACAGGTACTGGAAACTTAATAGAAATATGCTATGCATATTTAAAAACACTAGACGATTTTTCTAGTGCAACAGACTTATAAGGAAAATAAAAAAAATGGCAATTCAAATAGATTTGGCAACAAGCCAATACGGAACAGGATTTGACGCTGCATACTTCAGAATAGTTTCAGCGAACATTCAAAGAAACTTAGGTAATGAATTTTCGGTTATGATAGACTGTTCAGGATATGCAACTGCAACACCAACAGACGACACACATCCCATTGACTTTAAAAGATACGATGCACCTCTAGCTACAATAGAAGGAACTGCTGGTGATGATTTTTTATCAAAGTGTTATACTTGGGTAATGGCTCAAAGTGACATGAGTGGATCAACAGCAGTATAAAAAAGTTTACATTTCTAAAAATGTGTAGTATAATATAAACTGAAGAAATAGACAAGGTTATATTATGTTTACACATGTAGATCACGGCATAGTTTTGCCGAAACTTACAAGAAAAAGTACTGAAGCAGGACGTAGATATTTTACACCAGACGGGAATGCCTATCCATCAATTACTACAGTTTTAGGTATATTGAGTAAGCAAGGTATTCTCGAATGGCGTAAACGCGTAGGAGAAGAAGAGGCAAATAAGATCTCTACTCAAGCTGCGACACGAGGAACAGCCGTCCATAAACTGGCTGAAGATTATATCGATAATGTAGAGGAATGGTCAGAAGGTGCAATGCCTTCAAACATTGCTTCGTTCAATGATATCAAAAAAATAGTAGACGAACGTTTAGATAACGTTTGGATGCAAGAAGAATTTCTCTACAGCGATCGGTTAAAATGTGCAGGTCAAGTAGATTGTATTGCAGAGTTTGATGGTCAACTTTCTATTGTTGATTTTAAAACCTCTCGCAAACCCAAGAAAGAAGAATGGATTACTAGCTATTTTATCCAAGCTTCGTTTTATGCTGCAGCTTTCTATGAAAGAACAGGCATACCGATTAAACAAGGCGTGATTTTGATTACAGTTGATGGATCAGAAGCGCAAGTGTTTAAAGTAAATACTTACGACTATTTAGAACACTTTCTAAAAGTACGCAAACAATACAAAATTGAAAAAGGAATATAGCATGAAAGAACAACTAATCAAAGCAGCACGTATGCACGCAGAAGGTGAGCTAGAACGTGCAAAAACTAATATCTTGGTTTATATGAACCATTCTGTTGGTATCGGAGAGCATTCTGATATCGTAGAAGCTATTCAAGAAGAACTTGATAAAATGGCTATGGCAACAGATCGTATCGATATGCTAAATAGACATTTTGCTGAACCTATAGAAATTAGAGTAGTTTAAGGTTTACATTTCGTTCAGAAGAGAGTAATCTGATTCTATAAGCTAAAAAAGGAATCAAAATGGCTCATTTTACAATAGAACTTGATATCTCTTCTGAACCATCACACCGCGAAGTCAAAGAATTTGCTCGAGAAAATAACTGTGTCGCACTCCTAATGATGGAATATGGGCCAGCAGGAGGAAATCCTCTATATCAATTCTCTTCAACTTCTCGCGAATCTATTCTAGAACTAATCAAAAAAGTATTCGGCGAAGATATTGACATCGATCAATATAATGAAGAAATATTCGAAACTTAATTGACATTTTAATTCCGATACGATAGAATCATTGTATCGGAATTTTTCTTTGAAAGGAATATACTATGGTTGACTTGATTAAAGATATCGAAGTTCTACAGAACGCTATTATAGCTTTTGATGAAGGTGCTTCAGATGAAAAACGTGCAGCTCTTCATGCACTTCGTAAAATGCTAGTTTCAAAGTCTAATGAAGTTGAGCAATTCGAAGCGGAAATGTGTGTAGAATAATTTCATTTTATTTCAAATAGGCTGTTTACATAGCAGTCTATTTGTCTTATATTGATTCTATAAACACACACGGAGAAATAAAAATGACACAGTTCGATAAATCAAAATTCAGCTTCCACGGCGGATACTTAACATACACTGGCAACTATGTCGGTCGTCCAGTTTATGAAAATAAGCCAAACATTCACCCTTCAAATGTCGGTCGCGGTATTGATCTTTTCATCGCTCGCTTTAAGTATAGCGGAACTCCAATCACTAAAGCAAAATTCGTTAAAGAGTTAGTTAAAAACTTCACTGTTGAAGAGTATGTAGAAGCTCGTAACGGTCATGAAGTTGCACCAACAAGAGTTCTTGATAACAAAAACCCTGGTTGGTCAGAAGGTATTGTAAATGCTTGGAGAGAAAAGCGGGGTATGAAATAATGAGTAATATCGGAAATTACGTTGTCGAAATGCAAGAAAACGCAACTGAATTAACTTATGAAGAATTTATCTCTCAGTACGGGCCTGCAAGCGCTCGTATCTGGGAAGATGAAAACGAAGAATTTCTTATGGAGATAGTAGATTGAATATTTTTATTCTATCAGAAGAGCCGCGTGAAGCGGCTCGAATGATGTGTGACAAGCATATTAATAAGATGATTATAGAAGCCGCACAAATGCTGTGTACAGCCCACAGAATGCTAGATGGTCAAGTTGAACGTCGTGCATCAAAGAGTGGGAAGCGCATGGTGAACTACTGGGTGCATCCCAATAGCAACCTAGAAGCAACGCTGTATAAAGCTGTGCATCATCACCATCCCTGTACTGTTTGGACAATGGAAACAAAATCTAATTATATTTGGCATTATGAGCATATGGTTGGTTTGACAGATGAGTTCGAGCATAGATATGGCAAGGAACATATGACTAAATTAAAATTAATCGATACTCTTAAACACGCGCCCGATAATATTAAAGATTCTGGTTTGACACCTTTTGCTCAGGCAATGAGTCATTATCCAGACTGTAAAGTCGAAGGAGATGCAGTATCAGCTTATCGTAATTACTACCATGCTGCAAAAGATTTTGCGATTTGGAATAAAGGTAGACCAGCACCATCTTGGTGGCAAGGTTATAAA